TCTCATTTACTTTGAATCCAAAGTATGAAAAGACACGAATCAACCGTGGAACAATCCTTGAGGGCGCAAGTATATCATCACCATAGACGGAGATGATTCCCTTAACTCGCGAATGATAACAAACTGCGCGCGTAAGCGCATAGAATATTATCGTCTCGAGTTCAAACGTAAACCCATTGCCCATGGACGAAAACATTTCCGTCTCGTGAGTCATGGAGTTTCCGTTTGGCCATTTGATATAAATCTCGTGGCTACGGAGATCATCGAGTAGTGACCACCATTCCCAGGGGAGTAGTTTCATAACTAAACCCCTAGATATGCGGTCACTAGCACTGCTCAAATCGATCGTAGCTAGATCCCTGTCGAGCGCTTCACGCGCGAGACGTTGGTTCTTGCTTTGATCGCGTAGGTCGATACCAACGCGTCGAAGACGACGTTGAAGGTGTTTGCCTACGGACCTTTGCAGTAGCATATTGCCAGCGGGCTCTTTACAAGCCACTCTGTCAATATCTGACTTCTTAGGAACGGTAAAGAGCACACTGTTAGGCGTATGCACCAGTTTCAACTCAGAAAGGATTGTATCCTTTATGTGTAGCAACAGGTGTTCAGAGGCCTTTTCAGTGCACTCAAGCTCACCGGAGAGTTTGTTTTGGGCGGCGGTCGGTGACCGCCTAACAAAACATGAGGCCCCATTACCGATGGTGAAGTGCTTATCAGGCACCCACTCATCGATAGGCCCCATTAGGTTGGCGACGAACTTCCTTACGGTTGAGAGAAACTTCTCGGTTTCAACCCACCCGAAGGAATGATCTTCTGCAAAGAGCAGTCGACAATTCGTCCGCCGGTTACTCTCCTCCGCATCGAGAAATTTCTCGATTGCGCGTGTAGCACGCGTCGACTTAGGACAAGATTTCTCGTCGAGGTACTTCGATAGCATCTCGCTATGTAAGTATTCAGATCTGAAACCATGGTCCGACGTCACTTTCATGAGGTCCTGTATAAACAGTTCCTCAGCGAAGTCGCGTGGAAGTCGAAACAGC